TTTTTATCGACCTAAAATGGATTTTAAAGTGGATTTGCGTATGAGAGAGTTTTCTCATCCACAGTAGCACGAACAAAGTCTAGCACATTCATAAACTGTTCAACGGTTTCACAGGACACTTGCTTTTCTGACCCTTCACTAGAATAAAGATATACAGTACGCTTGAGAGGATCTACCACACATCGTGAGAGGTATTCGTCTTGCATTTGGTCGTTTCGTGATTACCTATGTATTATAGGGCACTTGGGACCTGGTGTCAAGTTCCTAAGCGAGAACAAAAGTCGTAGACCCAATTCCAACAGCATTAAACGTTAATTGATTTCCATTTAAAATTATTTGAATTGGAGTTGTGTTTGCAATACTAACAAATCCTCCTGTAGATGTAACAATCCCTGCACTAATATTATTACAAACTACATCAGTGCTTACACCAACACCAAACTCTGATCCATTTTGTTGAATACCTAAGATTGTTTCTTGGCCTGCTTGAGTAGAAGCATCAAGATAAGTTCTATACTGTGTCATTCTTTTCTCCCATAATCATAACCAGCAATAGAGTACTGAGAAGAATCTCCTGGATAATCCGCAGGCGTTTCTCCTTGATACTCAACGATTAACTTTTCACCGTCCTTTCTTTCTGCAAAGATATGATAAAAACAATCAACAGGCATTCCACCATTTGACTGAAGATAAACTTTTGATTCATCCCAACGTTTTACGATTAGGTTTTGATGAGCGCCAATAGGAGTTAGAGAAACTGTAATTGACTGAATATCTACAAGGTCTTTCCAATAATCAGGTAGCTCTATCTCTGTTGTATTCCTAACTCTTCCACGAATATAAACACCACCTTCTGGCCCTTCAAGGCAGACATATCTTAAGCGATGATTTTCCTTTGTTGGATGAGAAATATCAAATCCTTTCCAAGACTGAACGTTGATTTTACTTTCAGTCCAATTACAGTTTTGTCCCGTGCAATCTTTTAAATTACTTTTTTTAAGATCTCCTTGTTTAATTTGCTGATCTCCTTTAATCATTAAAGAAGTATCTGAACCTGGTGATTCTGAATTTGTATCAGGACCAATCATTACTGTTGCTTCAACGGAAGAATAAGCACCAGCATCTCCTACTTGAAGAGGACCTTCAACATAAGCAGATCCAAGAATTTCTGCTTCTCCTCTTCCTAAAGCTTCTGGTTTTCCTTCTCCAACAAATAATCTTTTCCCAACGTATAAATCAGATACTTTCATTGTCTATTTTGCTCCTCATTTGTAGATCCACCTTTAGACCCTTTTTTCTTTGTTGCGCCATCAGCCATATCAATCAGTCCTCCGTATATATTTAAGATTGCATTACCAATAACCTCCACAGTGTTTTCTGAGAATATTTTAGTTGATACTGTGGAACGAACATCAATTATAGGTGCTTTGATGATGACTTTTTCACTACCATCAATAGTTATAACTCCATTTTTTCCACCAACACCAGTTGCAATTAAATCAATATCTTTTGCAAGTATTCTTATTCTACCATTTTTTGCATTTAAAACCAAATCACCATTCACTGCATCAATATAAACACCAGGAGTTCCATCCGAAACATTATCTCCAGCAATCGCCTGGAACGAACCCATTGATCTTGCAATGGTTCCGTGTTTTCTTTGTTTATCTCCGGTAGAATCTAAAGTTATATAATGATTTGGTTCAGCACCACTTCTTAAGATTGTTGAAGATAAGACACCATCATTATGAATGTGGCCACATTTTAGTTCTCCATCCTTGTTACCATATCCTATGGTATGATAGTTCTTAGTTTCAGCCATTAAACTTTACCTACACAATCGATTACAGAAATAACTTGCGATGGGAGAACTACTTGTTCTTCTATCTCATCACCAACTCTATTTACCCTAAACACAGGAAGTAGTGTTGCATTATATCCAGTCTCGGTTTCAATTTCAATTGTTGGATATTCAGTAAATCCAATTCCAGGTTTGATTACATTTACCTTAATTAAAGATCCAAGAGAATCAAATTGTGGTTTGAGTTCTGCACCATTATTTGGAGTAATAATAACTTTGTCTTTAGTTGGATTATAATTTATACCAGGAGAATCAATAAAGACATCATCCAATTCAAGAACAATTGGATATCTACCATCATTTAGTGAAGGATTCTGTCCAGAAGGTAGATTCACCTCCGGACATTCTGGAACTGTAATCGTTTGAGTTTGATTAATAAACGTAGAAACTCCTTGAATATAAACCTCATCTCCAGGATTCGCTTGAAAAGTTTCCCCTGGTATATAAGGTCTATCATAGATTCCATTACTTCTTTTAACGACATAATCACATCTTGTTGCCCAAGTTCTTCCGTCTCCACCTTGATCCCCATTTGGTGCAGATAGATATCCAAATCCAGGATTATCAATAATTACTCTTGAGACCTGCCCAGATGAGTTCACAATCGCTCTCCCAACAGCACCATTACCTTTTCCACAGTTATCAACAAAATTAACAAATGGAGAAGATGTATATCCAGATCCCAGATTTGTCATATCAACACCAAGAATATCTCCAGTAGAACTTATAATTGCATTTCCAGTTGCTCCAGAGCCACCACCTCCATAAAACTCAACTGTTGGAGGACCACAAAAAGTTGCGCCAGTATTACACGTATCTTGAAAAATGTCACTGAAATCAAGATTAAAATCAAAGTTGCCTGGATCTGTTACTTGTTGTGCGCTAGAAGCAAAATCTTTTACTTTTTCAATCAAATTATTTGAGTCCGAACCAACATTAAATGCAGTTGCTCCTTTCCAAGGAGACCACTCAGTTACTTCTGGACACGCTGGTTTTTCATCGCAAGAAAGAAAAGATAAAAGATTAGTTACAAATCCAATAATATCACCAGCAATATCAAAAGCACTAAGAGCACTATCAAAAATGCTTAATAATGCTTTTAATGGTGCTAAAATTGCACTTACTGCACTCCCTATTAATCCAGTAAGTTTTCCAAGAAGAGATGCAATAATATTTTCAATTGCACAAAGAGGGGCGTTAATAAATCTTTCAGCGATAGTTTTTAAAAAATTAGATGCAATACCTAATAAACTTCCAATAATTTTTCTAAACAAACAAGAAATATTATCATTAACTTCTTCCATTACTTTTTTAAGTTCTGATCTCTCATTTGGAAAGAGATTATAATAAGTATCTTTTGCAATATTATTAATTTTGTTGGTTGTAAACTGTTGAATTCCTGTAACTATAATTTTTACTCTTCCAGCAACCCAATTTGAAACATTATCAACCTTATATTGAATATATTCTTCTAATGAAAATTCTTGACCTTCTTCATTAATTGGTTTTAGAATTGTATACTTCCAACTGTTTACTCTTTTTTTAAACTCCTGTATATCCTGAATAAATTTTTGAATCTCTGTCTGTATTGATTTTAGTTGAAGTTTATCGCAGTCTGTAGGGAGAGAAAGATATGTTTTTTTATTCCCATCATCTTTTTCAATTTGATCAGAAAACACATCTTCAAGATTACCATTTAATGTACATACTTCTCTAGGATTAGTTTCTGTAGATCCCTCTCCTGGAATATCGTTTACAGAAACTTTTTCGCCAACGTATCCACTAAAAGGAACAAATCCTTTAAGAGGAATGGATTGTGCTAATCTTGTTTGATCATTATTACCAAAACATCCAATAATTACAAGACCAGATTTTGCATCAGGATCTTCATAAAATCCCCACACAAAAGATCCTTTTCTTAAATTTGCTGTTTGATAACTTCCTGCACTACCGCTTCCTGCTGTTACTGGATAGGAAAGCGTTGCCCACTCAAGTTGATCATCAGATATATCTTGAGTTTCTGTTTCTCTACCAATAACACGAACCCTATATCGATCACCCCATCCTGGGATGTTATTTGTTCCTTTCCACTTTTTTACTATGGAGTTGTCTTTCCATACTTTATCATCAACAATTTGACCTCTCCAGGTTATAAACTTATCTTCATTCATTAGTCTTCATATATTCTACATTCAAGAGCATCTGGATTAGAATCACAAAAAAGTTCTAGTGGAGTTGGATCGTGTTCATCATCTGGATGATGAACTTGATATTTTTCCAAAGCATCAAGTTCGCCTTCTAAATGTCTGCGACGTTGGCTGTTGGTACTTGGATTGTCCAATTCATTTTTATCATCATTTATGTGTTGTTGAATTGTTCTGTCCATATTAGAAAGGTTTCCTACCGATGGATTCTCTCACAAGATTTAATCTAGTAAATGTTTGTCCTGGATTTGATCTTATAAAGTGACACAAATCTACTATCATATATAGTCCACTTTTTCTATAACTAATCTCTTGATTATCACTCACTGAAACTGCAGGAAAATCACAGTGTATCAAATCACCTGCGCTTAATCCAAAATCACCAGGAATTGCGATTGATAATTTGGTAGTAAACAAATTATTATATCTCATAGTAGATTGTCTTAAAATAGCATCAATATCAAAATTAACTTCTTTTGCTTTTTCGAGTTGCTGTTTCACATCTCTTCCTGAAGGCAAGTTACCAATAGGTTTGGGTCTTACAAATATTTTTGTAGATTTTTCTTGTAAGTCAATATCTTTTCCAATGATTGGTTGCTCTAATCCACCAGTGTTTGATTCTTTAAATTGTTTTGCAGAGTTAAAATCACTCTTTTCATAAGATTGAGCATAAGGATTCCACGTTTTCAATTGAGTTGCTAATAATCCACCAGACTGTAATTGATGTTGAAGATCGACAGTATTATCAAAAGAATACTCTAAAATTTTTGCATCATATCCAAGAGGAATTGAAGTGGTATTATTAAATATTAATTTTCTAACTGGTTTTTGTTGAAAAAGTTTATCGATAGATTTAAATTTAAATCCACCTCTTCCCTTTCCATTATCGGCAGTTTCATAGAAAAAATATCCTGCAAGAATATCTTTAGCAGATTCAATTTCAGGGACACATCTTGACGCTAGTAAATGAAGTTTATCAAAAGGTTTTTCAGTTCCTCCTAAAAAATTATAATTGTTTAATCCAAGATCAATATCTACAGTCTTTGGAGTTTTAATGCAATCTGTTTTTAAGATTTTATATACAGAATCACTTATTTTTCCATCATATCTTTTTACAACTCTATTTTCTACAAGTTCATTATCAATAGATTCTTTCGAATAGAAATCAATCGTAAAGACTACTTTTTTATTGTGTTCAATAATATTTCTAACTTCTTTAATTCTTAATTGGTAATCATCAACAAACTTGAGAGACTGGCCATAATTATCCTCTACGACTAGATTTGTTTTTTCACCTGCTGTTAATTGAACGTCATTTCTTTCTAACGCAGATTCTCCCACTTCACCAACACGATTTCCAGTATCAGCAAAAACTGCAGTTGCTCTTACAGTATTATCAAGAATACTTTCATATAAATGAAGTTCTGCAATATTTCCAAATGCAGAAATTGAAGACTTATTATCATAGTTTGAGTAAATATCAAACGTTGTTATATTAGATGATTGTGCCTGTCTGTTTACACTCATTTTATGTCATCGAAACTCTTGATGAGTACATACCATTTCTATTTACCCCACCAGGAAAATTAAATCTACTATTATTTGTAGATACTGGTACTTCCTTTTCAATAATAATGGGGAGGATTGCTACTTGCATTCCGCTACCATCATCTTCATATGAAGCATAAGATTGAATTGGCTTTATTTTTTGATCCCCTATTACACCTCCTTTCTTAAATGCAACGTGAACGTGATCATAGTGACCAGAGGCTGCAACCGGCGAAACTTTTTTACCGTCTTTAATACTAAATCCCAATGGAGTATAAAAAATTTCTTTAGCAGTTGATCCAAATCTTTTTACTAATTCTTTTGCAAGTTTTAGCTGTTCTGGAGTTCCACGACCTACACCATCATTGGAAAAATCCATAGCACGACCATCATAATGATAACTGTTAGGATCACCTCTTCTTACGTGAGAAAACAAAGGAACTCCCATACTTTCAGCAATTTGTTTTGCGAGTTGAAGACTTCCACGTTCAGTTCCAAGACTAATGTTTGAAGGGAAATTTGGTTTACCTCCTTTATTTCTAGGAACACTCTCCAAATATTCTCTGTGTATTTTTGGTCCCTTAGTATTTTGAATATATTCAGCAGGTCTTTCCCATTTTCTCATCCACCAATCTGCTGCCTCTTGTGGAGAAGAAAACTTTACTTGGAAAAACTGTGGGCCCACATCATCCTTTAAAGCAAAATCAATCTGACCTTTCCAATTTGTCGTCCAATCTGGTACTGATTTCAAGAATGCATCTTTTCTTCCAGCACTTGAATATTGAAATAATCCAACTCCAGGACCATCTGGTTGTCTAGCATCAACTCTAAATCCACTTTCTCTATGGATATTGGCCATAATACCTAAAGCTTGATTATCATCTAACCCTTTAGATAATAAGTACTCATATATGTCCTTTTGTATTCCTGTAGGAGAAAATTCTCCTTTGCCTCCAGAAGTTGATCCTTCAGTTCCACTTAAAGGTTCCATTCCAAGATTTTTTCTTAACTCATTGATTGCATCAGTTACTTTATTTTTTATTAATTCTTCAACAGATTTTTCTACCCATCCACTAATATCTCTTTTCATCTGAGTTTCAATATCAATAATGCCACCATCAGCAAATGCACTCATCAAATTACCTTGAAGAGCACCTTTAGAGATTGCATTATTAATCCAAGCATTCATAGAAGAACCAATAATTCTATAATCATCTTTTGTTGGAGAATCTCCTAATAATACTTTTCCAAAGATGTTAAAAATAGAACCAAGAAAAGGAATACTTGCTAATTTTTTTGAGGTATTAGTCAAGAATCCATAAGAATTCATCATCTTTCCAGTTTGATCCTTTGGTGGTTCTGGGAAAAGTTCCTTAATTTTTTTATCACCACCAACTGATGATCCTGGTTTTATTTGTTTTGGTATTGGTGCAGTATATACTTTTCTTACTGTTCTACTAACTCTACCACCAACTACTTTTCCTTTTCTTGTAGTAACTTTACCTCCAGTGGCCATTTTTTTAGGTTTATTCACAGTTAAAGTATCATAAAGAGCACCACCTACAATGTCCCCAAGAATACCTCCAAGAATTGTACCCGCAAAAGGAATTGGAATAAGAGTTCCAAGTGCAGAACCAACTGTTGCACCAACTGCTTTAGCGGCCGCTCTTCCTGGTTTCTCTCCCATAGCAAGAGAGAATGCAAAGTCAATCAATCCACCAATGATGGGTATTCTACCAAAAATGCCCTTTGCAACTCTTGTTCCTGCCCTACCCAACATTCTCAATGACAATCTATTCGCAGATCTTCCAAGTCCTTTGGAAAGTATTGATCTCTGTCCAAATGATCTGGATGACTTAAGATCACTTGGTTTTTTGCCTTTAGAATCCTTTCTAGAAAAATCAGTTCCACCAGTTGCCAGCATACCAGCAACTAATGCAAGATTTACAAAGGTGTTTAAGTTCTTGCTAAAGTCATCGAATGTCTTTTGAAATGGTTCTCCACCAAGATTTTTTGCAAAATCTCTTACAGTATCGTGTGCTTTGTAACCAAAATCAATAAAGTCTACAACACCTTTAAAAAAGTTTCCTGTAAATGATTCTAGAAATTTTATTACTGGATCTAATTTTTTAATAACACCGAGTATTTGTGGAAGATAAGGATAAATTCTTTTAAATGCCCATCCAAGTAATGTAAATGTTATAAAGCGATTAATAGCATCCAGAAATCCAAGTTTTGGTAAATTGACGGTTAAAGACTTTGGTAGGTTCTTATCAACTTCCTTCTCAAGTCTATTTTCTTTTTCATCTCTCTTTTTATTTTCACTTTCTTTTTTATCTTCTTTTAAGGATTTTACTTTAATTAAGTTAGTACTACTTACTAAATTTGCAATATCAATAACCTTTCTCCTAATAACTATAATTCCATTAGCACTCTCAATATTACTTACTTTTGATTTGAAATCTCCACTTTTTTTATATAAAGATGAACTTACCTTTGCAGCCTTTACAATAGAAGAAGAAGTTATTTTTGATGATGGAAGAAGTTTTTGAGAGTTGATTGCCATATTATGTTAACCCACAAGTAGATGCAATTTTCATTCTAGTTTCATATCCAGCACGAGCAACTATAGAGAATGAAGGAACTACTGTTTCTGGTGCTTGTCCAGGTCTACTTACAGTTCCTCCCGACTTTTTAATTGGAGGAAGAACTTGTATCCCACCTCTACCTCTTTTCGGTGGGGATAAAGTGTATTTACCTTTCATTGCAGCAGCAGAGTTTGGATCTAACTTTGCTTGAATTAAATTAGCAAGATCAACTGCCCCTCTTTCAGTTGCTGTTTTAGTAAAAACATATTTTGATTCTCCTGGTTGTACAAAATAACCAGGGAAATATTGCCTATCTGCTCCCTCTAATCGGTTTCCATCTGGACCATAATCAGATCCTGAATTTTCTCCAATATTAATCGCCCCACCTTTTTGTTTCTTTTGCATTCCAAACATAGAAGAAACACCAGAAGTAAATCTTTCAAACATATTTGGTTGTTGTTGTTTTTCTTGAGGTTCTTGCTGTTTTGCTGATGAAATAAAACCAGGAACTGGAGCTGGTTTGGGCAGTCTCATTTTGTACCCGTTATTAGTAAACCATCCAAAGAAATTATGTCGAGATCCTCTTGTTATATCACCCTTTTGAGGTTTCATATTTTTCTTCTGACTTTCTCCCATAAAGTCAGTTCTAGATCCAATATAATTTGCAGAGTTTCTTTGTAGTGTAGGATTCATTAAACTCTTAGCTGCCATATCAACCAATTTAGAATCTCCTACAACATTTGCTGCTGTACTCTTATCTCTAATTTGATTCCAAGCATTTGGATTTTTAAATGTTGGTTGATATTGACCTGGCGCTGTTATTATTTTTCTAATATCTTTTCCACCCGGATATATTCCAGACATCGCACGATTGTAGATTGATTGTGCAACATCCGCTTGACCTTGTGGTACATGTCCTGCTTCCTTTCCAGCAATCGCAGCAAGTGTCCAAAAGTTTGGATTATTTCCTATTGATCCACCATTATTAAAAGCACTAATCACTCCACCAAATTGTCTTGCAAAAACATTACCGCCAACAGATCTTGGTTTATTTGCATTAGAACCAACATTATAAGCAAGAGGATCAATTCCAGCCTCTTGTATCATTCTTTCACGAGCACCTACTTGAAGAACAGATTCTCCTTTCTGAAGAACTGCTCCGCCGCCACCCTCAACTGGGAAAAATTGAGTATCTGGACCTGCTCCTCCTACGGTTACACCACTATTTGGTCCAACAATCCCACTAAAAACAGATCCGCCACGAGCAAGTCCTAATGGAGACACTCCGCCCATTCCAAGTTGTCCTGGATTAAATGATTTACCAATTTCATTCCACCAACTTCCTTGACCTCTTTTTTCGGGTTCTGCTCCCTCCCTTTTGGAAATTTCATTCATTCTATTTTGTTCCATCATATAACCAGCACCCGCAGCAATTCCTGTGACTGCTCCAGCAGCAACTAAAGGATTTGCTTTAATAAAAGAAAGTAATCTTGGGATTGCAAATTTTCCGATCTTAAAAGTTAATTTTAAAACAGTCCCAACAACAGTTCTTATAAATCTACCCAGAGGATTTGCAAATAAAAACCAAGCGCCAAGTAAAGTAGGCCACCAATCCTTTAAAAATCTACCAATCGTTTCAAGTTTTTGTTTGTTTTTTGGATCACTTGACCAATCCATAAACAATTTAAATGCTCTTCCAAGAACAGTAAATACAATAAAACGAACAATCTTATCTAAAATTCCTTGAACTGGTGCTAATACTTTCTTTGCTGCATTTACTATTGGTTTTAATGCACCCTCCAATCTTGATTCTTTTCTTTCTCTTTTATTATCCTCTCTTTCTTTTCTCTTATCTTCCGCAGATTTTTTTTCAATCTTATTTTGTTCAATAAGACCTTTTAAAATTTGATCAAGTCTTTGAGTTATATCTTGAATTTCTCTTCCAACTCCACCAGATAATTCAAGGGAATCTTTACCTAGAATATTTTTTGGTTTTATAAGTTTTGGTGAAGATTTTATTGATGGTTTTAAGAGTTTTGATGTTGCAACTTTATTAGCTGTTAGTTTTTCTTTTTTCGGTTTAAAACGCCCTTTCTTCCCTCTTATTCTTTTTCTTTCATTTGCAAGTAATGCAAGTTCTTCATCAGGAATTTTATTTTTTCCAAATGATCCCCTGACCATTGCATCTTTTAATTCTGTCAAATAAGTATCATAATCTAAGTCAAAAACATCTTCAAGACCCAGTAGCCTTAGAATTCTTTCATCTATTTTTTCGGATACTGAGTTCATTTATCGTTGTTGTTGTACCTTAAGTTCTTCTTCCTCTAAATGTTGCTTGAGAAGAATTACATAAATGTCTCTTTCCCAAGGCATCATATTTTCAATCTCTGTTAATGAATATTTATGATATTGCATTAGAGAAAAATTGAGTTTAAAGTAATTTTGTAGGTCCATATGGACCAGGGCTATGCGAAAAAACTTGATAGCCCTTCTAAAACAACTTCACTTTCTACTTTTGTTTTTGGATTTGTTACTTTAATTTTATGTGATAACTTTGGCATTGTTTCAAAAAACTTCTCAATCTGTTTAAATTGAGAAGAATTCATTTGCTCAAGAAAATCCATAAGTTCTTTTTTAGTCACATCCCCCGCAGCCCAAACTTCTTCTTCATTATAAATCTTATCAATACAAGAAGTAATTAGATCAAAAGATTGATCCATATTATTTTGATTTGTAAGATCAAAATTACTCTTAATAAATTGTTCTAATGATGGGTACTTCATATCCATCATTAAAGTTTCATCAAGTTTAATTTGCTTATTATGTTCAGAATTTGTTTGAACTTTAATATCATCTACATTAATTTTTACTGGAACTGTGGTCTCATCATCATCAGGACAGATGATATTTACTTCTAATTCTTCACCAACAGATTTACCACGAATATTTAAAAACAAATATTCAATATCAAATGTTGGCAAATTTTCTACCTTTATATTTTTAGTTTCAATACAACTTTTAATAACTGTTTTAATTGCTGTAGTGATTTGTTTAGTATCCTCTGACTCCAAAGCGATCAACAGTAATTTCTCTTCTTTTACAAGAAAAGGTCTATATCTAACTGTTTGTCCACTAGAAGGCAATTCCAACTCATATGTTGGTGTACAAATTTTTGGTAAAGGCATAATATCCTATAAAAACTTCAGGTGTGATTATTTAGTTTAGTATAAAAAGGGATTATTATATGGAGTGTATATACCACTCCTTTCAGTTTCGTTCAATCTTTGATATGCTGATTCAAGACCTGGATCTCCAAAACTCTGTTTTGGTTCTTCTGGGTTTTTTCCTGGTTTTGCTAATGGGAGATTTGGATTAGTAGTGACCAAATATCTTTCATAGTTGAATGAAATAGAACATTTTAAAAGACTAGATTGATCATAAGAAACTGGCATAGAATTAATAGCAATTGGATATGCATGTATTAATCTATACTGAAGAAATCTGCCATTAAAATCTCTTTCAAATTTATTGATATAAATTGCTGATGATTTATAACCATCATTTCCTCTTGGATACTTAACTCTATATGTATAATTTGGATCTTCAATTCCCGGATTTCCTTGAGATGATGTAAATTGCTCATTTACAATATAAGAAATCCAATTTTCAAAAAACTGAATAACCGTATAATTATTGACACCATTTCCTTGAGTGTCTGTATCCACGTAAAAAGTAAAATCTGCTCTATCGTCATAAACACGACGATAAGCATTTTTTTGGGATACTCCATGATAATCATTGTCAATATCAATCGTTGCTAAAGAAGATCCTGGAAGTGATGCTTCACTGCAAAGTAAAGAAAAAAGTTCTTCATCATACGATGCACCAGCACCACTATTTCTTTTTTTTATAGCCCAATCTCTCACTGCAGGTGGAGGATTAAACCAACACTGAAAATGTGAGGTAAGGGCAGGCCTTAATAATTGATGCTTTATGGAATCCAATCCTTTGATTATAGGTGATGGTGAAGGCATCTATAAATACTTATTGACCGTTATATATTATGTATACTGGAAAATGGCAGAAAGTATTAAGAGTATCTACAAACCATCTCATCCAGAAAAATATCAAGGTGATGCATCAAACATCATTTGCAGAAGCAGTTGGGAGAGACGCTTTTGTTATTATTGTGATCATAATCCCAGTATAATTTCTTGGGCGTCTGAAGAGTTTTGTATTTCTTATGTGTCTCCAGTTGATAATCGGATTCATAGATACTTTCCAGACTATCTTATTAAAGTAAAAGAAGAGTCTGGAAGAATTAAGACTTATGTGATTGAAGTAAAACCCAAGAAACAAACACTTCCTCCAAAGCAAAGATCAAGAGTGACTAAATCATATCTTCACGAATGTAGAACTTATGCAGTCAATCAGGCAAAGTGGAAAGCGGCAGAAGAGTGGTGTGCGGATAGAATGCTTGAGTTTAAAGTAATCACCGAGCAGGAATTGGGAATTAAATAATGGCAGAAGGTTTTGGGCAGTACACAGAAAAAGCATCAACAACTGTAAGAGTCAGAGAACTCAAAAGAAAAATTGCCCAAAGTGGAACCAGTGATCCAGAAGACTTAATGTTGATGATAATGGATGCATTAAAGGAAGAAGTATTATATCCAGAACCAGGTAAGTTTTATACCTTTCTTTATAATCCAAAAACTCCAGAAATTGAATATGATCAACACCCATTGATTGCTTGTACTGAACTTCAGAAGTGGGGGTTCAAAGCAATTAATTTTCATTGGAGACAATCAAGACAATACACCTGGGAAGAAGTTGCTGGAAAACTTCACGTTGTTAAGTACAATGAGTTAGATGAATTACTTTCAATACCTTATGCAAAATTCCGTCTAAATAAATAAAAACTCTCTCATAAATGTCTCATACTCTACAAAAAATTGAGATGATTAGTCCTTCTGTAAATGGGGGAGAGTTCTGATGGCGGGGCAAAATTATGTTTGGCAAGTTTCGAAACCAAGCATAGGAACTGGAGTCGGTGTTATAAGTTCTGCATATAACAGAGATAATACAAGTCCATTTACAACTATAACTGAAACAAATTCATCAGGTTATGTTGATGTTTTTCCCGATAGTACTTCAACAGATTTTAATATTAAAAATCTTCAATATGCAATTCAAACTGATGGAAAAATAACCTATAGAGTTAAAGATGGAACACAAAATCCAAGGCAATATAATAGTCTTCAAGAACTAGCTGACGGGCGTGGTAGTTGGAATAGTACAACGAGTAAGCAAGTTCAAAATAAAATGAATGGTATTTTGACTAGCTCTGCACAATCAAAAGGTGTTACTCCAACATCACCAACTCCACCTGTAGGGGATCAAGTGGGTTCTACTACAGACCCATTTACCACAAATAATCTAAAAACTTTAGAAGAAGGAATTCCTGGAAGGCCTCCCAGATTGCAATATGGAAATTTATATTATCCACAAGATATTGGAACATCAAGTTCTGATGTAATCAAGTTTACAATGATTCGTTATGGAGTAAAGACTACCCAACCAAATAGTTTCAGTCTTGGAGAAAGAAAGTTACCTCAAGGAGAAACACAAATACAAGGTAGTGTTACAATGTCCATTCAACCTTCTATAGGAGATTTTAATTCTGTAAATTGGAATGGATTGGAAATGGGAATGTTGGGTATGGCAGCGGGAAGTTCAGTTTTAGAAACCATTGATACTGGGAGTATTTCAGGATCAATAGATAAACTAGGAAACGTAGCAAAATTAGAAGGAACTGCTTTAGTAAACTCAGCTATAGCAGCCGCTGCACAGGAAGCGACAGGTACAAAAGGTCTCCTAACAAGACTTACTG